AGGATTGAAGAAAAAGGAAAAAGTCGAATAAATTTTCCTTTCCGTCAAATTTGAAAGGAAAATTTTATCGAGAATTTCCCTTTCCGTGAGGGAAAATAGGGAAAATTTCCCGAGATTTTCCTTTTCTAAAAATGACGGAAAATGACTTTTTTCTCGAGATTTTCCGAGAGAAAGAAAAAGTATATATACTACGTATATATAAACGGTGTCCGTTCCCTAAGGTCACAGGGGTGAAGTAGTTGTGCAAAGCTTACGCACAACAACTCCTTCCCCTGACCTGTGACTAAAAGCAAAATTCAAAAATTAAAAGTAACTTTAATGCTTTAAAGGAGTGAAATATTAAAAATGGATTTTTTTATGGCGATGATACCGCCGACCGTAACTGCACAGGAACATAAAGTTATGGTAAAAAACGGCAAACCTGTTTTTTACAATCCGCCCGAGGTGAAACAGGCAAGAGAAAAGCTCACATCACATTTAGCAAAATTTAAACCGTCAGAACCGTACAAGTCGGGTGTCAGGTTGATAACAAAGTGGTGTTTCCCTCGTGGTAAACATCAGGACGGCGAATATCGTATAACAAAACCTGACACGGACAATCTGCAAAAAATGCTAAAAGACTGTATGACCGCTCTCGGCTTTTGGTCTGATGATGCACTTGTTGCAAGTGAGATATGTGAAAAGTTTTGGGCGGATGTTTCGGGTATTTACATCAAGGTGGAAGAACTGTGAATATCTCGGAAGTTAAACGCAACCTTGAAAGAACCGTGCTGTACAATGGAGCAGAATACATTCTGAAAGGCTGTATCATCAGACGGAATACAACGGGTCGGTTTTACTATCAGGCAGAGCTTATGGACACCAAAGCCAAAAGCTCGTTGATTGTAACTGCACTCGATAAGATTGACGAAAGGAGAGAAAGCATTGAAAGCGAGAATACCGCCTAAGATTCCGAAACAGCTTAAACAGGAAGCTGAACGGATTGCAAAAAGCGCATATGAACAGATCCGAGAGAAAGAAAACAAAGACATCACACGCAGAGTATTTAAAACAATGCTGTATGCCTTGTATAAGGATTTCGGCTTTGGCCGCGATAGATGTGCAAAGGCACTAAAGTCGATGACCGAGATAGTTGAACACTCCGACACTGACGAAGTGTTCTGGGAACATATCGATCGTGTGGTTATCGACAAACTGAAACTTGAATTTGACCGCAGAGATTACACAGACAACGGAAAAGTTGTTAATTTTGAAGGAGATGAAGAAAATGATTGATTGTTCAAATACAAAGGCATATTTTGCTGAAAAAGCGAGAATGTCGAAAACAACGAAATCAGGAATATGCAAAGTGGAATGTGCAAAATGCCCTTTAAGTAGCGATAATAACGGTGTAGGAGAATGCTGTACAACTTTTGAAATGCTCTATCCCGAAGAAGCAATTTCAATTGTACAGCGGTGGAGCAATGCAAATCCGCAAAGGACTTATTTGACCGAATTCCTGAAACATTATCCAAGTGCTCCACTTTATGAGATTGGAACACCTAAAGGTATATGTCCATATCATTTAGGACTGATGAACAGATATGGTTGCAGAAAAGACCGTAACTGCGTTAAATGCTGGAATCAGCCTTTACCTATCAAGGAAGGTGAAGAGTGATGGAAATTATGTACAACGAAAAAACAGGAAAGTTTGAACCTGCTAAAAAGCCGTATAAGACCGTTGAAATCAGATACGAAACCGAAGAAGATTACAACAATTTTGAAAAAATACTTGAGTTAAGTAAGTCGAGAAAGCCTATTCTGGCTGATGAACAGGTTATCCGTTATGTGACTACATATGAGTGTCCTAACTGCGGAAGGCAATTCACAGGCAAAGGCTTATTGAATTACTGCTATCATTGTGGGCAGAGGTTGGATTGGTCAGATGAAATGGAGTGTGAAAAATAATGGCATTCCCTGAAAAGCTAAAAGCGTTAAGACTTGAAAATGGCTTAACGCAAGATGAGTTGGGTGAAAAGCTCTATTTGAGCAGAACAAGTATATCTTACTATGAGCAGGGAAAATTTGAGCCTAATATCGAAACCATAATAGCTGTAGCGGATTTATTTAACATCACAACAGATGAATTGTTGAGGTGAGGTGTGAACACAATGACAAACTTTGAAAAAATCAAACAGATGTCAATTGACGAAATGGCTCGGAGTTGTATGAGTTTTTTCGACTGCCCGTACGGCACTCCATATGTCGGCTGTCCTATGGAAAAGCGATTCAATGGCAGCTGTATTGACTGCACAAAGCATTGGCTTGAAAGTGAGGTAGAAGAATGAAAGGTATTAAAAATATCACTGTTAATTATGATAACGGCGAAATAGAAACCTTAAATAAAGGTGTAGTTGTTGGTTTTGATGAAATCGACAATGAAGAAGAAACTATCAAAGTCAGATATCGTATGTGCGATATTAAAGGCAAGGATTTGCATTTGATTGTAACCGCTGTTGTTGCGTTGGCGCAGGAACTTGGTATGCTTGACGAGGAGGAGCGTGAAGTGGATTGACGGTTAAAGATTATTTATATTCGGTCAGGGTTTCGGATAAGCTGATCAGAACGAAAGAACACGAGCTGTCGAAACTTAGGCTGAATATTGCACAGGTATCGGTTAAGCAGAATGAGCCTGTTAAGACATCGGGAGTGAATGACCCTATGCGGATTGTTGACAGGATTGCAGACCTTCAGGCTGAAATCAATCGGGAAATTGACAATCTTGTGCGGTTGAAAACTGAAATCCGCAGTAAAATCAACGCACTTGACGATTACCGTTACATTGCAATTTTGACCGAGTATTACATAAATTGTCAGAGGTGGGAGGATATTGCCGAGAGTATGGAAATGAGCGTAAGGCATACCCTGAGATTGCACGGCGAAGCGTTACAGGCGTTCCGAAAAAAGTTCAATTTCTCGTAAAATTATTTTGAAATGTCATTGAATGTCACCCTTACCCTGCGTATAATGGTATTATGAAAGTTTGACAAACAGGACATATGTAAAACTCTCCTAAGATAAAAATCGCACAGACCGCTCTCGTTTGAGGGCGGTTTTGTGTTGTGAGGTGAAATTGATGTATAAAGACAAATGCGGTACAGGTTACGAAAATAGCACAAGAGCGATTTTTCAGGGTGCAGGAGAATATGACATCCCGATTATTGAGCCTACAAAAATTACAGAAAACAACTTTATCGGATTTAATGAAGTTTTGAGCAGTAAGCAGAACAACTGCGGTGTGCATTTCTTTTTGGACGATTACCAGTTCCAAAGATTATGGAATACACCCGACAGGTATATTGAGAGTCTACAAAAATTCAGTTGTGTATTATCGCCTGATTTCAGTCTTTACACTGATTATCCGACAGCGTTGCAGATTTATAACCACTATCGCAAGCATTGGATAGGTGCATATTTACAACTCTACGGCATTGAGGTAATACCTACAATTTGTTGGAGCGACGAAAAAAGTTTTGAATGGTGTTTTGACGGCGAGCCTTTGGGTGGTACGGTTGCCGTATCAAGTGTTGGAACGCAGAACCGTACGGAATCAAAAGAACTGTTTTTGAAAGGTTACAAAGAAATGATTGAACGCTTACAGCCTGAAACAATTATCTTCTACGGCAGAGTCCCCGAAGAATGTATGGGAAACATCATCAACATCAAATCGTTTCAGGAAAAATTCAGGAGGTCAAAATAATGGGCGGAAGAGGCTCTTCAAGCGGTATAAGTGATAAGGGAAAGAAGTACGGTACAGAATATCACACAGTTGCTCAATTTGGTGAAATAAAAGTAATTCGTATGAATGGTAATACTTCGATAAAAGCTCCTATGGAAACTATGACAAAAAATAGAGTGTATGCTACTCTTGACAAACAGAGCAACATCAAAAGTGTTACTTTTTATGACAACTACGGCGAAAGAATAAAACAAATTGACGTTAAAGGTAGACCTCATAATGGAATGATGCCACATACCCATTTGGGTTATGAACATAATGAAATTGGAGATCGTCAATTGACTGATAAAGAACAGAAATATGTAAGTGTATTATTGAATAAATGGGAAAGAAAACACTTGAATATTTAGAAATTTATTGATATAATATTATAAACGCAGGGGATAGTTTAAATAGGAAAACAGTTTTTACAGATTCCGGTGCAACTCCGGAAACCTGTGTTTAAAGACAGTACAGAAATGTGCTGTCTTTTCTTTTGCTTATTTTTAGAAAGGGCGGTGATACCGTGAAAGACAAATTAAATGCAAGACAGAGGAAGTTTGCGGAATATTATGCGCAGAGCGGTAACACCGTTCAGAGTGCTATACAGGCAGGATATTCCGAAAATTACGCAAACGCAAGAGCGTATGAATTGTTGGAGAATGTTGGAGTTTCAAAATACATCAAGGAGCTTTCCGATAAGCTCAAAGATGAGCGCATTATGAGTGCAAAGGACAGACAGGTTGCTTTGTCCGACATTGCAAGGAATGACGGGCAGGACACCTCTGACAGAATCAGGGCTATTGACACGCTCAACAAGATGACGGGCGAATACACCGTTAAGGTTGACGCAAAGGTTGAGCAGTCCGAAAAGCTATCCGATGTGTTTAGACAGTTGGGTGGTGAGGGATTGAGTGAGTAACAAATTCCCGCTATCGCAAAAGTATATCGACTTTATCAACACAACAAATGTGTCGGCTGAATTTCTTGAAGGAACTACAGCGTCCGGCAAAACTACCGTCGGAGCAGGCGTTAAGTTTATGCGAATGGTGTCGCAGTCGCCGAAAAAACTCCACGCAATTGCCGCCAAGACTACGGGCAAGGCTGAGGAAACTATAATTCAACAGGACAACGGTATTCTCGACCTGCACCGTAACGCAGTTTACTGTGGCAACGGCGACAAGGACTACAAGCTCCCGCATATCAAGTTTGAGGATAAAATCATCTATATTCTCGGTTACAGCAGTCGGGATAAGTGGGAAATGGTTCTCGGTGCGCAGTTTGGGTGCGTTTATATTGACGAAATCAACACCGCCGATATCGAGTTTATCCGAGAGATGTCAACCCGTAATGACTATATGCTTGCAACGCTGAATCCCGACGATCCGAGCCTGCCTGTGTATAAGGAGTTTGTCAACCGCTCCCGTCCTTTTAAAAAATATGAAAACGATGTTCCTCCCGAGATTACGGCGGAGCTTACCGAAGAACCTGTACCGAATTGGCGGTATTGGTTCTTTTCTTTTGCCGACAATTTAAGTCTTACACCTGAACAGATTGAAAAGAAAAAGAACTCTGCACCGAAAGGTACAAAGCTCTATAAAAATAAAATCTTAGGTTTGCGAGGCAGAGCAACAGGTCTTGTGTTCCCGAATTTTGAGAGGGCAAGACATATCAAATCAAAAGAGTGGGCAGGAAAGTTTTTGAACTGTAACCGCAAGTCGGAACACTTTGTTCAGTTCACCGCAGGTCTTGATACCGCCTATTCGCAGAAGTCGCCTGACACTATCGCAATGACATTTTACGGCATTACCAATCACGGCAAGTGTGTTCAGCTTGATGAAAGAGTTTATAACAACGCTGAAATGCAAACACCTATTGCCCCGAGTGACACGGTGAAGAATTTTATTGATTTTCTTGACCGCAACCGTGATGAATGGGGCTTTGCACGCACGGCTTTTATTGACAGCGCCGACCAAGCGACTATTACCGAATTTCAAAAGTATAAGCGACAGCACGGCTGTGTCTATGACTTTGCAAATGCATGGAAGAAAACGAAGATTATCGACCGAATCAATCTTGTACTCGGCTGGCTTGCCACCGACTGTTATTTTGTGCTTGAACATTGTAAAAACACGATTGCAGAGTTTGAAATTTACAGCTGGCGAGAGGATAAAGACAACACACCCGAGGACGGTCACGACCATTGCATTAACAGCGGTCAATATGCGTGGCTGCCGTTTAAAAATATTATTGGAAGTGAAATAAATGGGGCTGATTAACAGAATGGCTGAATCTATCAGATCGGGAATTAAAAACTTTTTGCAGATTACTCCTGCAAGCGACAAAACAATTACCGTTACCGAAACAAGCAATCATCTGACCGAGTGCTTTATCAATCGCATTTGGTATTGGGGCAACAGCAGACAGCTTGCGGAGCTGTACAGGCAGATTGATACAAACAAAACTATGTTTTGGGCGGCAAAAAGCACAAAGGGGCTTGAAATCCGTAAAATACACACGGGTTTGCCGGCACTCATCTGCGAAACGCTTGTGAATATCGTAATTGCCGACTACAACGGCACAGATGTTACAAGCAAAAATTCAACAGCTTATGCAGAGCGTTGGGAAGATATTGAAAAGCAGAACAAATTGTCCGATACGGTTAAGCAAATGCTCCGTGACCTATGTGTTGTCGGTGACGGTGCTTTTAAGGTCAGCTTTGACACGGCTGTATCAGATGTTCCGATTGTTGAATGGTATCCTGCCGAAAACATCGACTTTACATATGTGCGCGGCAGAATCCGAGAGGTTAAGTTTTACACCGATTACACGCAAAAACACCGCCGTTACCGTTTTGAAGAAACATACGGTTACGGCTATATTCACTATGCTTTGTACGATGACAACGGCAAAGAGATTGACCTGCACACGGTTGACGCTCTTTCGTGGATTGATTCAAAGGGCGTTACATTTGACGAATCATATATGTGGGCTGTACCTGTCCTTTACGGCAAATCGTGCCACAAGGGCAGAGGTGCGGGCATTATCGGCATAAAAACAGACGCTTTCGACAGCCTTGATGAAGTGTGGTCGCAGTGGATGGACGCACTCAGAGCCTGCCGAACAAAGCAGTATGTGCCTGATTGCCTTGTTCCGAGAAATCCCGAAACCTGTCAGCCGATATCGCCAAATCCGTTTGACAACCGATTTATCACCGTGGGCAACGATATGTCTGAAAACGGCAACGGCAACAGGATTTACACCGAAAGTCCGCAGATTCAGCACGAAAGCTATTTGAGTTCATACATTACTGCCCTCGACCTCTGCTTACAGGGCATTATATCGCCGTCAACTCTCGGCATTGATACAAAGAAGCTTGATAATGCAGACGCTCAGCGTGAAAAGGAAAAGACAACCCTTTACACAAGGCAGAACCTTGTGAAAATTACGCAGAACGCACTTCAAAGCCTTGTTGCAGTTGTACTCAATGCAGACGGTGAACTTAACGGCAATGGTATTGTTGAGGGCTTGGAAGTATCCGTAAACTTCGGCGAATATGCAAATCCGAGCTTTGAAAGTCAGGTTGAAACCGTGTCAAAAGCAAGACAGGGCGGTTTGATGTCAGTTGAAACCTCGGTTGACGAGCTTTACGGCGACAGCAAGTCGGAGGATTGGAAAGCCGAAGAGGTGCAGAGAATTAAAGAGGAACAGGGCATCGCAGGCGAAGAAGAAAAATCGGAGCTTGACGATGTGGACCTTACCGACACAGAAGAACCTGACAATAACGCAGATGATGAAGAAAATGCGGAAAATAATGCAGAAAAAACCGAAAGCAATCCCGAACAGAATGATACACAGGTAAACAATGAGTGATTACAATATCAGAGAAGCCTTTGAAAAAATCGAAGATGAACTGATTGACAGCATGATGAGAAATTTCAGCCGTCACAGAGCCGAAGAAACCAAAGAGGGTTACAACTGGACACAATGGCAGGCTGAACAGCTCAAAAGTCTTGAAGAGTACCGTAAGCACAACGCAAAGAAATTTGGCAAGCGTTTCAAAACCATTAACGGCAAGGTTGAAGAGATGATTCGCACCGCCAAAGCTGACGGAAATGCAAGTCAGGAGGCAGAAATTCTTGAAGCTGTCAAGGAAGGTTTCAAGGCTCCGAAAAAGCCGTCAGCACACAGCACAGCCGAGTTTTTTAAGGTGAATGGCCGTAAACTTGATGCACTCATAAAATCGACCACAGACGATTTAAAGAGGGCAGAAACGGCAGTTTTGCGTATGAGCAACGACAAGTACCGCAAGGCGATTTTTAACGCACAGGTTGCAATGAACACGGGTGCGGTTACATACGAAAAAGCCGTTGATATAGCTTGCAAAGATATGCTCAACGCAGGTCTTAATTGTGTGGAATACAAGAACGGTGCAAGGCACACGCTCTCTGATTATGCGGATATGGCGGTTAAAACAGCCAACAAAAGAGCCTATCTTCGTGGCGAGGGCGAAAAGCGAGCCGAATGGGGAGTATCCCTTGTTGTTGTGAACTCAAGACAGGGCGGTTGCCCCGATTGTGCAAAATATATCGGCAAGGTGTTTATTGACGATGTTTATTCAAACGGCAAAAAGTCAGACGGAAACTATCCGCTCCTCTCAACCGCAATCAAGAACGGTTTGTTTCATCCGAGGTGTAAGGACAGCACAAGTACATATTATCCCGAACTTGATGATTTGGACGCACCGTTGTCTGAAGATGAAATCAAAGAGCTTGACCGTCAGCGAGAAATTGAGGAAAAACAGCAGTATGCACAGCGACAGGCAGAACGCTTTGACCGCCGTGACGAATACAGTCTTGACGAGGACAATAAACGAATAGCTCAAACCCGAGCCGATGAGTGGCACGATAGGGCGAATACGCTTGAAGAAAAGGCAAAACGATTTTCTTTGAAGACTGATGAACAAAAATATTACAGACCTGTTTTTAAGGAAGATATATCAAAAACTTTTGAACGCAAAATTGAGGGCGAAACAATTACAATTGATACCCACAAGGCAAATACATTGTGTGATAATGTTTATATTTCAGATAAGGTAAAGCTAAAACGAAAAGAACTTCATAATTTTGATATGCAAGTGAGAAAAGCGTTTGATATGCTCGGAGAGGTTGAAACAAGCGGAAAGCCTGAAATTTGTATTGTCACTCCCGAAGAAATGCGAGTAAATGCTATTGCTTCATATATGCCAATGCAGAATGTTCTAAATGTCAATTCAGCATACTTTTCAACAAGTGATTTGTCAGGCTTACAAGAAAACTTGGCTTGTCCGCAAGACAGATTGAGTACAATTCTGCACGAACTGATTCATTGGCAAGACGCTAAAAATTACAGAGCAAAATTCGGAAGTATTAACGATTATTTTGAATATTGCGATTACCTTAATAAAATTTATGCTCCAAAGGTTGAAAAATTGATAAATAACGGTTATAATATAGAGGATATAAGTGAGTATGCTTTTGAATGCTTAAAAGATAAAGCTATGGATGAAGTGTATAACGAGTACAGAGTCAGCAAACTTTTAGGGTGATGATGGTATGAGATTGATACAAACTGAAGAACAAAAATCTCTATGGAATGCGTTTAAGCCGTACCTTGTAACAAATGGTTTAAATGTCACTTTGCGTGAAGATGCTCCACAAGAAGCTAAAGATGCTGAAGCACTTTACAGTAAGCTTAGAGAGAAACAAAAAATGCAATATCTAAAAGATAGTGGCATAATCTAACCGCTCCGTAAAAAGGGCGGTTTTGTTATATGCAATTCACAAAAACAGCATAAAATTACGAATTGAGCATTTTATAATCGACAGCAATGTTGATTATAGGGTGCTTTTTGCATTTAAACCCGTCGATTTCGACCGGTTTAGAAAGGTGGTGACAGAATGAAAATCAGAGTAACAACAGCATTTAATGACAGGCAGAACGGTTATGTAACCCGACCTGTGAATGAAGTTTTTGAATGTTCCGAGCAGAGAGCAAAGGAACTCATTGACGGCGGTTTTGCAGAAGAGGTCAAGCCTGACGCTCCCAAAAAGCCGAGAGCCAAAGCAGTTAAAACAGAAAAAACAGATTAAGCGCCCTTGCATTTGATTG